CTTTATAGTCGTTTTGACGGGCTTCTAAAAGTTTACCCTGGTAAGATTCCTCACCTCGGGCCATCTTTTGCGCATGCATGTATTGTGCATCCGCCATAGCCATTTTTGTCTCTTGACGCTTTTTATAAATGTGACTTCCTGCGTTAAGAGCTAATTTAATAGCGCTAAACCACATACTACCACCAACTTACGTCAGATTTTTTAGAAGCTAACATTCTTCTCTGACCGCCAACTTTATTTTTAGTAGGTTGACCTTCAGGAATCTTAATTTCTTTTCCACCTTTTGAATAACCATCTTTGTTAAGGTTTAAAGGAATGTCGCCTTTGTAAAAAGGTTCTTTATCTTTTTTTGCCATAGTTTTCTCCTTATATATTACTATACTATCTTCTAGGACCTTTCAAGGTTCTAACATCAGCCATCTTCATTAAGTCATTGGCCATTTTAGCATCTTGAGACATCGCTTGTTTTTGTATAGATGTATCAGCTCTTAAATGAGCTAATTCTTCATTTTGAGCTAATTTTTCATCAAACTGATCCTGACCCATTAATTGTTTAGATTTATCTAAATCAATTTTTTCTTGGGCCTGATCTCTCTTAGCTGAATCATCCATAGCTCTTAAATCTAGTTCTCTTGCTTTTAATTTAGCAATTGGATCGTTTCCAAACTGACCCATGATTTTATTTTCTTCGTTTTTGAACTCTTCCGTCATTTCAGCAATTAATTTCGCTTTTCTGGACTCTAAATTCATCGTCATTGAGATAATTTGTTGTTGATACTGGGGATCTTGCTGTAACATTGGGTTTTGTTGTACCATTTGTTGCATTTGCATCAATTGTTGAATTTCATCTCTAAATTCTACTTCTAATTGCTCTTGAGCCATTAAAGAAATGTGTTCAAAGATGTTTTTTTCTAATGCACCCATGACTGGAGGTGAATTTCGTGCAATATTAGTCGCCATAAAGTTTAAATGAGTCGTAATGTGCGCTTGATGGTCTTGTCCTTTGAAAGCTTGGAACGGTTTTGAGCTCATTGCTAAAATATTTTCACTTGCCGGATCCATTGGAGCCGGTTTTGTAGGTGGCGGCAAAATTAAATCAATATTTTTAACACCAATCGCAGTGTACATCGCTCTGTACGCTTCATAAAGATTATGCATTTGCGGATTTGACATTGCAAGTTGCAATTCTGTCTGTGCCATTGAAATTCTTTGTGATTGAGAAAAAATATTTGGGTCTGCAACAGGAATAATGTCTACTTTATCATCAAAGTCTGTAACTTTAATTTGTCTCTGTCCACCAACAACATCATAAGGATATTCTGGCGGTAAATATTGTTTAAAAACTCCCGCTAATAAACCAAATTCTTGTTTCATCGCCACAAACAATCTTTTATGTATGGCTGACATGACCCTGGAGCCACGCTCTAAGAGGGCAATAGTCGTCCCAACAGCTGCTTGTTGGTTGCCGTCACCGACCTGCATGTCAGCTATGGCGGCAAATCGTTGCCCTGCCTGTACCACTATCCCCATCAACTGTAATAATGTTGGTGAAGGTTCTTTAAATGGTAAAGGCATAAATGCATCCTTGATACTTCCTCCAGGTGCATCTACATCTCTGAATTCTCCAGGCTGTATAGCTTGTGCCTCATCTCTAACACGGATTCCTCTTTGCTTAAATCCGGCCGGTAAATTACTTAAAGTTCCTGCGTCTAATAATTGACGTAATGCAGTGGTTGCTGTTCTTGATAAACCACCTATCATATGAATTAATCCGAAACCGTAAAAACCTAATCCAGGTAAAAATTTAAAATGAACAAAATAATCTATTTTAAGTTTTTGTGGATCATCTATTTTGTAGTTTCTTCTGATTGATAAAATTTCTCTATTACCCATTTCAATGGTAACAATGTATGGAAGTTTAATTCCAGTACCTTCACCAGTTGAATCTTTGTCCTCGAAGCCTTCCAAATCTAAATCAGTGTGTATTTCTAAAATAGAAAATACATCTTCATCTCTAGTTTTTTTAACGCCTTCAAGTTCTCGTTCTTTTTTCTCTACTTCTGTTTCTTGATTATAACCAGGTTTTAATTCTATATCCTTATAGAAACCTGCTACTTGTTTTTTTCTTAAATCATTTTCTGACATTTTAAGTACGTGCACAACTGCTTCTGCATCTTCTAAAGATGTAGCAGTGTAAGGCACAACTAAATCGTCAGCTGGGACAAATTTTGAAACGGCTCTACCTAAAAGCTCGTCATAATAGACTTTCTTAAAAGCGGAGCCGCTAAGAGGGAGATAAAAAAGCATTGTGTCAAACTCGGGTTCGTACTCTTTCATCACATCCATGATTTGATAGTTCATGAAATTCTTTACTCTGACAGATTGATCTTCTCTTGCTCTATCTGCAAGTCCAACTATTTGAGTATGGACTGGACCTGTTGCTGGTAATAATTCTTTATAAGCTTGTGCTTGAAACTGTGTAACAGCTTCAGCTAAAACTGGGTGAGTTGCACCGGATGCACCTTGGAAAGGTTGTGATGGGTTTTCATATTTAAATCCTAAAAGATCTAGACCTTTTGTGTAAGTATCTTCCCACGCTTTTCTAGAACTTCTATATTGGTCGTAGTTTCCTACTAATTCAGAACCTAGTTTTCCTAAAACATCGTCAGGTAATAATTCTGCTAAATTGTCAAAATGGCCTTCTCCTCCAGGTTGGTTAACCGCTTCTGGATCAAAATTAATTGTTGCACCACCATCTTCTTCTTGTGTTACTTCAACATCTTCAGGACCAACTTGCTCTTGAATAGTTTCTTCTTGAGCTACTTGAATTTCTTCTTCGCCAGGTACTTTAATTTCAGTATTTACGTTTGGTAATGGTTTGTCTATGTCTGCCATTTATATTCTCCGAGTTCTCGATTGTTTTAACTTGTTTTGTAGGAACATTCAACCCCTGTGAGTCAGGTCCCTTTAAAGGTGGTATCTCCTTCCACTTTACGTGTGGCATATTTATCACTAAATTTTTATTTATTTTTGTCATTATATATTTAAGATGCTGGCTAGACCACCATCCTTTAATCCTCGTTTACCTATCATTTGATAAAAGTTAGTAAGTAAAGTTTGTAAATAATCAGTCTCAAGTCTTGGTAAAGCACTTTTAGGTATAATAAGTCCATACCCTTTACGCTTCCCTTCAACTTCGTGTAATTTTTTACTAAGTTTTTCGGCTATTTTTAATTCTTTATCAGACAACGTAACTTTTTTAATCCGGCCTGGTTCTACAAACCCTGTTGCATAAAATCTTGCACCTCTAGGATTACGTGTGAACCATCTTCCAGTTGCTCCAAACCTTAAAGGATTATTAGATTGGCTGCCTGTTCCTGGACCATACATCCACTTAGCCATATTTTCTAAACTTGCACTAGATTTCCATGGCTCTCCACGAAAAACAGTTGTTCCTCTTTTTGAAAGTAATCTACCAACTAAAGACGCTAGGCCTCTTGCACCAAGACTAATCATCGCTAAACCAACCTCTCTTGTTTTTATAATCTTGATATTGTTTATAACCTTCAATTCCTACAGAACCTGCAAGTAATCCCCATCCAATAGGGTTCCAAGCATTTACAGCGGCCATAGGTAATCCTAATCTCATAACTTTAGCTACATTAGATGCTGCTCCTAAACCTTTTGTTGCCGCTTTAGTCATTGATGGCATAAAAGCAGGTCCCAAATAATTCCATGGGTTTGTTGCAACATCAGTTAAAGAATCTCCTTGTTGAATCTGTCCTGCAATATGTAGTGGCTCCAATGCAGCTAGACCTAATGGAGTTCCAGTAGTCATTAATCCTCTTCCTAAACTTTTTAAAGCAGTCTTAGTTATTCCTGATGGTTTTTTTCCAAACCTTGCTGATCTAGCAGCTTCAATTGTTGACGGCGCAGTTACTGCAGTACCGGCTACTGTCTCTGCACCTAATACTGGAAGTTGCCAATCTAAAACTGCTGGGCTCTCTTGTGGTGTGTCATCTAATGGACTTGTTATCATATCAATTAACATATTCTTCTGTTGATTTTCATCAGATAAATATGTTGACGGATCGTCGTTCATGAATGTTTTAACAAGAGCCGCGGATGCCGCACCTGCTGCTG